GACTTACACTGGACCGAAATCGCCGATTAGTGTCCTATAACTGTAAATTGGCTTAAGAATATATTTCCTAGTAAAAAATACGGGCGTGTAAGATTTATGTTGTTAGAAGCGGGCGGATATATTTCTTTACACAACGACAGTCCAATAAGTTGTCCAGAGCCGATAAATGTGGCACTGACTAACCCACCGGGATGTAACTGGATATGGGGAACTGGCGATATTTTAGACTTTCCGCCTGGTACTGCGTATGCTATGAATCTCAATTATGAACACAGTGTTTATAACAACAGCAACGAAGATCGTTATCATTTAATTATACATCATCATGATTCAACTCCAGAATGGAAAGACATGATGACCACTGCATTGGAAAAACAAGATGAATCAGGTTATTTTTATCACAGTCAAGACTTATACTAACAGCGAATGGTTAGACAAAAAGATGCTACAGTTGACGTTGGCTGGTCAACATCAATTGTGCGAAGGAAAGTACCCTATGCATGTTGTAGACAACTATGAAGACATAGCACAATATCTAGATCAAGCAGATTGGTTGTTTGTTGAAACGGCTGGAGATATTGTTGTTAATCGTGATCATCTCTGGGAGAAAATACGCAACATGCCAGACGATGTTGGACTTATGGGACATTTAATGTGGTATCCTGAAGATCGCACTCCGCACTTGCACGAACAATGTTTTATACTTAATACTAAAATTTTTAAAGACTGTGATTTAAATTTTAAAAATACATATACAGACAATGGACCTGCATTTATTAGAGGTCAGGGAGATATGAACGACGGTCATGCTCCGTTAAGCATTGGATTATCCGAAACTGTTGTAACAAGAGATATTGGATTTGGGACAAAAGTCATGGAACATTCGTTGCTAAAAGGTTATAGGGTAGTTAACTTTGATGCTGAATGGAGGTATCCAGATTTTCATAAAGATTTTGTAGCCATAGATGATTTAGTAGAAAATTTAGAGTTGGACAAAGACAGATTTAAACTTGCCGCAAGGGGATATTGTTATCCAACAACTGGTTCAGAACTATTTGAAGAATGTTTAAAAACACTCACAGTTTCTTCCGAATTAGAAGAAACACAAAGACTTGTAATATCTATCTTACGAAAATTTTTATCATTTGAATATGTAAATGTATGGCAATGGGACGGAAACGCTCCCCATATACAAGCAGATGTTGTTATTGCTCCGGCCAACGGACTGCTTGGAGAAAATATGGCGCTGACTAGTAATGCTAATAAAATTGTATTTTACGATATAAATCCTCGCAACATCGAGTTCAAACAACATCTCTACAAAAATTGGAATGGTGTGAATTATCAAACGTTTGCAGAAGACTGGGCTCGATCTAAAAATTTGGATATGGAGCCTAGACTAAACAGTGCTCAGGGCGGTGCAGAATTATTAATGAGAGATAATGATCAAGTATTTAAAAACTGGAATAAAATTAAGTTATTAGATATTGAATTTCACTGTGTAGATTTTATCGATAGCATTGATTTGTTATTAGCAAACAAGAAACGTTTTTTCTTACACACTAGTACAATTATGAATTATTTTATCATTTCTAACATTAGACACGATCAAGAAAAACTTGATCAATTGCGTAATAAAATAGATGTTTATTGTTCTAATCAAGACGGTAATTGGATGGAAAGTTAATGACGTATAAAATTATTCCGTGGAGCCCCGATTTAGATTTATCTGAGTTCTACTCCGAAGCAGGACGACGTGGTTATGAAAATAACCACAGTCAAAAAACAATGTTTGACTGTTTTCTTAACGAGCGTGAATGGGCAGGTTGGATGTTAGAGTACAATGGCAAGTTCATCGGAGGAGTGTGTATACATAGTTTTGATGATGTTATGGGTCCTAACACTTATAGAATCCTAGCAAGAACTTGTACATTTACCAGCGAAACTCACAAGCCATGGCCGCATACTAAGCAAACAATTATTGTAGAACAACAATGTTGTGCTACACAATTTTTTATACCTATAAGTATTCAGTGGGCCGGAGAGGGTAAAAGATTTTTCGCTACAAGTAACGCCAATCCAATGGGCAGTCAACAACGGGTTAATAATTTGTGGTTTCCTATGCAAGCCGAGTTAGGAAGATTTTCGTGGGTTAAAGAAACACACTATCGAGGATGCGATCAAAATGTATGGGAACTAAATGTAGACGAATGGAAGAAAAGTTTAGCAATGTACGAAATGTGGCCTGGCGAGTTTCCTGCTGACGACCCTAGGAAAGATTATGTCAAACTTTGATGTAGTTTCTAAATTTGAAGACGTAGTAGCAGAATTTTATTCTGCACCATATGCTGTAGCCACAGATTCATGCACACATGCTCTTGAATTATGTTTAAGATATAAAAATATAAAACAAGCAAGTTGCCCTAGTAATACATATCTTTCTGTTCCTATGACATTTGTAAAATTAGATCTTGACTGGAATTTTAGAAAAGAAACGTGGCAGGACTATTACTATATAACAGAACAAATTATCGATGCCGCAGTGCTTTGGCATAAAGACAGTTATATTAAAGACACATTGATGTGCATAAGTTTTCAATTTAGAAAACACCTTAGTCTCGGTAGAGGGGGTGTAATACTGTGCGACGACCCTGAAGCGGCTATGGTATTAAAAATGATGAGTTACGATGGACGTATTCCGAATGTTCCGTGGGCTGAACAAGATATATCTATGTTAGGTTATCATTATTATATGACTCCGGAAACAGCAGAACTAGGATTGAATAAAATTGTTAATGCAATGAAAACTCCTCCTAAAATATGGTCTAACGATGACTATCCAGATTTATCAAAAATGAAAGTATTCAAAAATGTTAAGTAAAAACGAGTGGAGTCCTTTAAAGAGTGTTATTGTAGGAGTTGCCGATGGTGCGACTATTCCTCCTTTAGATATCAGTTTGCGTGTAGTCAATTACGCAGACAAAAAAGACGAAAAGAATATACCACAAGGTCTTTATCCACAACAGGTAATCGATGAAGCCAACGAAGATCTAGAAGCGTTTTGCAATTTCCTTAAAGGCGAAAGTGTAGAGGTACTAAGACCAAAACGTACACCATTACCTAACTATTATAATTATTGTCCTAGAGACAGTGTGCTAGTTTATAGAGATATGATACTAGCATCGCCACAACCTTTACGTGCAAGACACAAAGAGTATTTGGCTATGCACGAACATTTTCAACCTTTACACATGCTGGGTGCAAGATACATCGAAGCACCATTAAATCGCAACGACGAACTGTATAATCTAAACTGTCTAGGAGATAAGGACACACTTGCTTTAAATGAAACGCAACCGTGTTTTGATGCCGCAAACATATTACGTGTCAACGATGACTTAATCTATCTTGTTAGCAACAGTGGTAATAAGCAAGGTGCAGAATATCTACAAAGTCTAGTAGGTAATAAACGTGTATGGACATTGGAAGGTGTGTATAGTTACATGCACATTGACAGCACTATTACATTACTAAGAGAAGGATTGATGTTGCTGAATCCTAGTAGAATAAAAAGCGTTGATCAATTACCCAAGCCTTTACAAAATTGGGATATTGTGTGGGCACCTGATCCTGGAGAAATTGCACACTATCCTGGTTACTGCAATAGTAGTAAATGGGTAGCAATGAATATCTTTTCTGTAAATCCTAATCTAGCGGCAATACCAGATCATCAACACGAATTAAGAAAAGCATTAGAGAATCACAAAATAGAATGTGCGATGCTGCCAGCGAGACAACAACGCACATTAGGTGGCGGGTTTCACTGTGTTACTTTGGATTTAATCCGCGAATAATTCCAGTAATCTGTAAAGTGTAACGATTCTCAGTACCTTCATTGTAAGCACCGTGACTATCAGTGCCGATCCAACTAATCCAATCTCCAGCAACCCAGTTATCTAAATCAACACCATTAAGTGTAAATCTGTGTCCAGGTTTTTTATCTTCAAGGAATATAATTATACGCTGTATAGAATTGATATCAGCACCAGTTGTTTTAATAAAGTAAGGATACTTGTCTGAATGTTCTGGTAATGCACACCCGGGTTTCATACAATGCACAGCATACATCATATTAGACAACCAATTAAAAGAATCTTCTAATTTAAAAATGTCAAATAAAGAGTGTAGACCTTTGTGTATATTCATAGATACTTCTACTTGTGAGTAAACATCTCCATAATCAATGGGAGAGAACCCACGTTGTATATTTTCCTGACTTTCGTAATTAACAAAAGGCAACTGATCTCTAGCCCAATGAGGTGTTATATGTCCTCTCATTATTCTTCCCAGACGTAAAGACCTTTTTTAGGCACTGCAAAGTTTAGATAAGTTTCGATCTTTTCTAAATCTTTTTTGGTTTTTAAACTTGTTAGTTCGTTGGCAAAGTGTAGTTCAACACCTAAGTCTAATGCTAGTTGTAATATTTCACTGCGGCGTTGAACATCATCTGTTAGACAATACATACTACATAACACAATACCATCTGGACGTTCTTTAATATAATACTCAAGTCCCGGTTGCCAGTCAAGGTGTTCGTTTTCAAATTCGTAACTTGTGTAAGAAATCTTATTCTTTTGGCAGTAGGGTTCGATGATAGCACGTTGCATGGGTAACGGAATGTCTTTGCTGAATTTACTATTCCACCCGGCGTAAGTAATAAAACTCTTACCTGTATAATCCATTACTTCTGTAACTTCGTAGTCGCCTGGTAAACGCATAAAACCTCCTGGTAGTCTACGTCCCCATTCTTCACCTTCAATTAGAATACGCATGTCCATACTAACACGGGTGTAGCCTTCATCATTATTTACGTTACCGTGAATGTGTTCTTGAAAGAATAAATGACTTTGCCCTGGATCTAATGTCACTGGCCACGCATGTTTTAAACTTTCTTCTTCAAACTTTTCCATGCTCCACTTTTCAGCAAGCACCTTTTTAGTAATCTCACGACTAACTGCTAGATCCAACATCCACATAGTGTTGGTCTTTTCTGCACGAGTAAATGGCGTCCAGATAGTTCTGCATCCACGTCCATTGCCTACGAAAATACCTTGATGAAATGCAAGCCTACGTCCAACCTTTGCTTGGTTAGGAATGACAACTCGTAGCGTTCCTTGACGTTGAATCATATATCGCTTATTGCCAATACGCTGTGGCACAATGCTTTCGGCAAACTCATCAAAGCGTTCCATAAAATCTCTACGACTACATGCATTTTGTACATGCTGTCCTACTCTGACAATTTCTGCAGGAGTTAAAAACTCGTGCATTGTTTCTAATTCTTTAATTTGCGGAGCGACTTCTTGAATTACACCCAGTGCCCACGCAGGCCAGTTATACTTTTCTAAATCGTAGTCAACAACTTTGTTGTCCCAGTGTACTTGTAATTCATTTAACATTTAATTTCTCTCTCCAAATTTCAATAGTTTTATCTAATCCGTCACTTAAAGTTACTTGAGGTATCCACCCTGTTAACTTGGTAAGCAAGTTGTGATTACTGTTTAACCAATAGATTTCTCCAGGACGATGTAGTTTACGATGCCAATGAATTTTACCTGTCCAATTAAGTTTCGTTGCAATCATATCTGCATAGTGTTTAATCTTAATTGGATTGTCTGGCCCGATGGTCAAAATCTTTCCTGTGTTTACCAGTGCGGGATTATTAATAATTGTAGTCCATGCACTCAACATGTCGTCAATAAAGATAAAGTTACGATAAGGCTCTGCATAACCAAATTCTACTTCATGTGGATTAGTCAGCATCTGCATGATAAACTGTTCAGTAACAAAGAAGTCATTATCTTTGCGGCCGTAACAGTTGGTTTGTCTAATAGCAGTAAAGGGCAAATCTAAACAACGATGTGCATATTCTAAATATTTCTCAACTCCATACTTGGCCACAGCGTAAGGTGCATTAGGATTTGGATATGTGTTTTCATCGAATGCTTCAAATACTTCAGGAACTCGTCCACTCTGTACGACATCACTGATGGGTTGCCAACCGTAGACTTCCATTGTGCTGGCAAACACAAAGTTTTTCAGTGTAGGAACCTTAGATGCGGCTTCGATCAAATTTACACTACCCACATAATTAATTTGACTAAAAGTTGTTTGTTCGTAAAAACTCTTTTCAACTTCTGTACGTGCGGCGAGGTGTACAATAATGTCAGGCTGAAAGTCCAACACTTCTTTAGTAACTGCGTCAAAATCTAGCAAGTCACTTTTTAAAGAATAAATTTCGTGTTGCTCTTTTAATAATGGCTCTAGGTGTTGTCCTATAAAGCCACTTGTACCTGTCATTAAAATTTTCATTATTGTTTTCCTATAACCATATACCTAGTGTATAGTGGTAATTCCAACTCTCCGGCCCAAATTACATTGATGCCGCATTGTTGTTTAAATTCTTCCAAACTGTTAGCAATCCTAACATGCTCTTCTATATTGTAATTATTGCTTTGTAGTACTAAAAGACTGTTATGTGGCATGCCACTTAACCATATGTCATATTGATCTTGAGTTATATGTTCACAACTAGTGTTAATAACTACATCTGCATCACTGCGAATAGCGCACATATCTGCTGTAACTGCTCGAAATTTGCCTACTATTTCTTCGATCTTGTTCATGTTAACAGCAATAGGCTCGCAGGCAGGATCAATATCAATGCTACGGATGTTGATAATTGGAACATCACTTTGAAATAGCATACTGGCTAGTACACCAACCCATCCACCGTGAATGTCAATACTAACAAACTTTTTTACATGTGCTCTAAGATTAACTATCAACCATTCTTTACTTTTAAGTTGACCTGACCAAAAGGCATCCATGGTCCGCATAGGATCTGGACTTTGTCTAATGGCCTGCATCCAGTGGTGCAGATGTTCTGTATCTATTTGCATATTAAATTCTTTAATTGTTTAAAAAAACTGTAAGGTTTAGTATTACTAACTACATTATGCTTAATACCAATTGCATTTAGTAAATCTCTTGCAAATGCTGTATGTCCTTCTTGTCCTAGATGATCACCATCTAACGCTCTAGGATAAAGTTCTTCGTATACACCCATATATAACGGGAGTACCTTATAGTCGCCCATTACATGTTTAAAGTATTTTTCAACTATTAAATTATGTGTAGTAATATTTTTTTCTAATAACAATCTATTTGCATGATCTATTAACAACTTAGATGTAATGTAAGAATCGTACGTAGAGTATATGTCTTTAAAATATGATTCCGAAGAAACATCAGTGTCGATAAGATTATGATGTAAATCATGTACTTTCCACGGAGAACTAATAATTGAATGTCTGTTAGGAAACGTCCATGAAATTATAACAATATCATCCGGTTTAAATTTAAATTTGCTAAGTGTGTACCATATTCGTTTATTAGATGACCCCGGTGCTGATTTATTAATTAATTTTCGACCCATTACGTCTGCAACTAATTGTGGCCAACTTAGTTTACTAGGTTTAATAGCGTTTGGCCAGCAATCCTTCAACCCTACTCCGTAGGCTAAAGAACATCCAAATACTATTAGTCTATTCATTTTCTTTTTGGTATTTTACTATCTGCACTGCTAACACAACTAGGAGTAATACATTTTTTAGGAGTATCAAACAAATCAAACCCTGTTAATATATTGCCCAATGATTGATCATGACAACTATAACTTCGTTTAACTTCTGTACCTCTTATTATAACACTTTGATATCCTGCATTGCAAGTCCAATCTGTAAATTTATTAAATCCAAACGCATTAAAGCGTTCTGCTTGATCAAATAAGTATTCCTTTTTATCATCGTATAACGCAATTTGATAAATGTCTTCGCCGTTGGATCTTTGTGGAAATCCTGTTTGCATCTTGTGAATCATATCTTCAGTGTAGCCATCTACAATACCACTAGCAGTAGGGTCGCTTTGCGGTTTTAGTGTTACGTTAATACCACGTTTATGAAAACGTTCCATTCTCTCGTATAGTTCATAAAACTTTTCAGGAACCATAACTTGATTAACTGTTACATGAACAAGTTCATACATTAACTGTAAACACTTGTCTCCAAACTCTTGCTCCTTGGCAAACTCATCATGGAAAGATGCTGTAATACTTCTACGTTGTAACAGTGATGTATTAGTACACCAGGTGTTCCACCATTTCGATCCAGGACTTAGATTAGTAGTCATATGAATACTCTGATAACTACTTTCTGTTTCGTCTAGATGTTTTACTAGATCTAGTAACTGTTTATAAGCGGTAGGTTCGCCTCCGCTGAACGACCAATGGAACTGATTAAATCCGTTGGCTCGTGCTTGACTCTTGATATTGTCTATTGTAGTTTTATATACTTCAAGCGGTTGGTGATCAATTTTATCACTACGAGCATAAGGCCAACAGTAACTACAGTTGTAATTACAAAAACGTCCCAGTATCCAACTAGTGTTGAATAAGGGACGATCCAGCATAGTTCGCTGTCCGAACTTAACTATTTTTTGAAACGGGATATCTTGAAAAGAATTCATGCAACCACTTAAAATCATTTATTTTACTTAAGGCTTCTATATCACCTGCTTTCATCATTCCATACATTTTGCCATCTTCCGCGCCAAGGAATGCCCAGTCATTAAACTGTCGTTTGTCAGCATAGGTACACCAAGTCATTAATCGTACTTCTGTTTCTTCATCTACTTGACCGTCAATTACTTTAGAGGCAAGTTTTACACATTCTCTAAATGCTGATTTCCAGGTGTTAAATGGATCAGTATTAAATGCAGTAATATTAGATACTTGTTCCATGGCTTTGAACTTTGTACTAATACTAGTAGTCATGTCTGGTTTAGTAATGTCCATATCTAATGTTAGTTTACGTGGCAATAATTTGACGCCACCATAGCCGTATTCTAAATCGTTAATAGGATTACGACTGCGCCATACATGCACAACATCTAAATCGTATTCACTGACTTCATGATCAAAGTTAAAATCGTCTAATATTTCTGCATCGCCATCTACTACCCAAAACATCTTGGTAAATGCTTTTTTTGCCGCGGCAATGTGTGCTTGATGAATACCTGTAACATCCTTAACACGTTTAGCCAAAGGAAAACGCTTTTTAAGACGTTCCCAATTTGCTTCGGCATTTGGTTCGCCGTAACTAATAAAAACAATATCGTACATTAGTGCCACTCCACTTCTGGAAACATTGTAATAGTTTTAATTTCTGTTGTATGGGGGACTTCAGCAATATGAAATACTGCATCTGCAACAATACTTGGATCCAGGGCATCTTCTGCTTTACCGCACGGGTAAGGATTTTGATCGG